ACGCTCGCCCAGACGTTGAGGGTCTGCGTGATGGTGACATCTCCATGTGGATGGATCATTGTCAAGAGTTGGTACCTGAGCCGGCCGAGTTAGATCATATCCTTGATGTCATGGCTTTTAAGGTGCAACACCCTGAGATCAAAGTGAATCATGCGATCCTACACGCAGGGGATGAAGGTAGTGGTAAGGACACATTCTGGGCGCCATTTATTTGGGCTGTTTGTGGCGATCACCTCAAAAACCGTGGGATCATGGATAACAACTCGGTGAACAGTCAATGGGGTTATCAGCTTGAGTCTGAGATCCTCATTATTAACGAACTCAAAGAGCCTGACGCAGCCACCCGTAGGCAACTCGCTAACCAACTCAAACCGATCATCGCGGCCCCGCCTGAGATGTTGCCAATCAATCGCAAGGGCTTACATCCCTACTACATGGCTAATCGCCTCTTTGTGCTTGCGTTTAGTAACGACCCCGTGCCGATCAGCCTTGCAAGTCAGGATCGCCGTTGGTTCTGCGTGTGGTCAACTGCACCCCGCATGGATTCACGGCAAGCCAAGAAAATTTGGGATTGGTACAGGGCGGGCGGGTTTGGTATGATCGCCCGCTTCTTACGCGCCCGTGATGTGTCGCAGTTCAACCCCTCTGCACCTCCGATGTGGACAGAGTTCAAAGCAAACCTAGTCGAGCATGGTATGTCCATGGCTGAGTCGTATTTGGTTGATATGCTACGAGAGCGCAAGAGCGAATTTGCCCGTGGTGTCATTGGCTCGCCTTTCCATTCTTTGTGTGATCGCCTGGCGGGCCAAGCCCCGAGTGGTGTCAAAGTGCCTCAGGCTGCGTTACTTCATGCGCTCAAGGAGGCGGGTTGGATCGACTGCGGGCGCATCAAGTCAAGGGACTATGACACCAAGAAGCACATCTTTGCGTGCCCTGAGATGGCAGACCTAAGCAAGTCAGAACTCAGGCGCATGGTAGAGGAGAACCCACCGCCCAAAATGGTTCTAGTCAAGTAATAAAAAAGCCCCTGTTTAGGGGCTTTTTAGTTAGAGGTCAAGAAGTATGATTAAGAGAGCGCCCAAGGCTATGGCGCAGACGGCTATGAGCATGAGTCACCCCCTTGTGCTTGCCAATCGGCTAAGTCGTCCTCCGCTTGAAACCGAGCATCTGAAACCTGCTCAACGTGGGCGGGTTGCCCTGTGATGTGCTGATAGATCAAAGCCTGTTTGAGGGCTACGCTAGGGCTATCGTGGGCGCTGATGAGCGTGTTGTGTACGCTAAATACTTGGTATGTGTTCATTTGAATATCCGTTTCTCAACTGTCCCGCCCACTTTACGGGCGAAGGTTGTGGCATGGGCTTTGGTTGTAAAGCGACGGCAAGCGAGGGACTCGATGCCTCCGAGGTAGGTTGTATAGGTGACTGACCACATTAGTTGGTTTCCTTTATGAAGTGTTCACAAATGCGGGTGAGGATCTCAACCGCCTCAGCGTATTCAATGGAACCCTCGTCCCATTGCGTATAGATGTCGTTGACCGATTGGTGCAGGTCGTCTAGGGGGTTGGTAGTCATTCGCTCACCTCGCCATCAAAATAAATATAGGTATCGTCTGAGTTGTACTTGCCCTCTGCGTTGTTTGCGCTTATGAACTCGTAGCCCATATCCTCAGCCTGTTGCTGATCCTCCGCCTCGACCTCAATTGGCTCGTAGAACTTGCGGACTATAAACAGTTTGTATGTTTTCATTCTGTACCCCTTTCAACGTAAGAATCTGTACTGTCAATGTCATATTGACGATGGAGCATTCCATCGATACATGACAAGCCCAAATACATCGTATTGCCGATGCCGTTGACCACATCTTGCCTAGTTGCGCTTGGTGAATCGGCAACAAATGCGTCAATGTACTTATCGTCAATCTCAACTATTAGCGTGAATTTCATGCCATCTCCTTAGAGTCAATAATCCCCAAAAGTTTGCCAAATGTACCCTCAGAGTCGGAACCGTCAAACAGGCACATAGTGAACCCATCGTCTAGGTTATGGGTGCAATCGCCCTTGTTATCGCCTAGGACTAATACACCCTTTTCGGTGTGCTTAACCCATACCGTAGAGCCTCCGCCCGTTGACTCAATGGTGAACCCGTAATGGGCAGGGGACACGCTAAAGCGCCCATCTTCCGATAGAGTTGGGTTCATGATGTGGACATCATTAAAAATAAACGACATTTCGAATTGATTCATAGCTAACCCCTTAAAAGTTGAAGGCGATAAATGCGCCCAAGATTGCGCCAAAGATACAAGCGCCCAAGATGTCCCAAAGTGTTGGTTGTTTCATGGTCAGCCCCTTAGAAATTAGCGTAAACAATAAAATGCTCAGAAGTAATACCTAATACAGTCGTTTTTTCGCTAAGGTAATCAGCGACTTTTTGGGCGGTTTCTGCCTCATCTAAACCAACTGTTTCTAGGTCGATTTCATCATCTAATTCGTTAGCGACCTCTTGAAAATTGCCCTCAGTAAAGTCGCAACAAATGGCGATTGGGTCAAATTCCATGTTCTCGTCAATTTCTTCAAGATAGTCAAACAACATCCCAAGCGCCTCATAACTGAAATTGTTAGGGCGAACTTCAATGAAAGCAAAGCGGAATTGGTCTTTGTTTAGAGTCTGTTTCATGGTTAATTTCCTTTAGATTAGTCTATGAAATGAGGCAAATTGCACCCCATAAAACAAGTGTAAAACATTCTTTTGCAGAGTGTCAAGCGATATTTGTAAAAAAGATACAAATATTTTTGTGGGTCGTTTTGTGGGTCATGTGGATAGCGTGTGGACAATTTGGAAAGGGCTTGAATTGTCCACAAATCGAGGCGAGAGAGCCTTATAAAATCAGCCTTTTGGTTGGTTTGTGGACAATGTGGACAATAGTTTTAAGGTTATTCAATGAATATCACATATTTATATGTCAGTAGGGCGCATGGTTACAAGTCAGCGACTTAAAAGGGGGTGTCCACATTGTCCACATTGTCCACACTTTCCGCCCCTGCTCTCTGCACTTTGCCAAAAAGTTTAGGGGTTTGTGGGTCATGTGGACAACCTAAAAACTAATTGTCCACATTGTCCACAAGTACCTTGGTCAAGCCTGTTGGCTACCAACTAAAAACACATTGTCCACATTGTCCACATTGTCCACGCTCTCCTTGGGAGAAGCTCATTCCGTGAGCTACTAGGGTAAACCCTACTAGCTCAAACTATGAGCTACTCGGCCATAACCTGGCAGCCAGAAAGCATGGGGGGGGTAGGACCGGGGGATACCGGTCATTTGCACAGGAGGTATTACGAACAATTTTTTTCTTTTATGGAACCCGCAATCAGCCCCCTCGTTTTTTGATTTTTATTTTTTGCAAAAATGTTTTACACTCACGCATATGACATTCCTCAGCTTCCCTTACGCACCCCGTACGTTGCAAGCCACCGAGTCACGGCTCAAAGCAATCATGGACGCCGCGCGTCTTGGACTTAAAGGCGACAGGCTTGCCATCGCCGCAGGCATGATGCCTACCGAGTACCGCCAACTGTGCCAGTTTGACCCCATCGTGGAGTACGCTGAACTCAAAGCCAGAACAGAGTCCGAGATGGCTATGAGCCAAGTGCTACACGACGCAGCAGTGCAAGGCGACATCAAAGCAGCCACCACCATCTTGCAGAATCAGCACGACTGGGTAGCCAAGCAGCAGATCAACGTCGAGATCGATCAGCGCATCTCCATCAGCCAAGCGCTCGAGATGGCGCAGCAACGCACAGCCAAGGTGATCGAAATGGAAGCTCAAGACGTGAGCTACACCGAACTTAAACAAACTAAAGAAAAGCAAAAAGCCGCCTAATGCAAGAACCCCGCTATTCCGCGCAAGACGAGATGGAACTCATGGCGCGGCTGTGGGCGCCAGCCATCAAAGACAACCCCCTCGCTTTCGTGATGTTTGCGTTCCCGTGGGGCGAACCTGGCACACCGCTAGAACACTTCACTGGGCCACGCAAGTGGCAACGCCAGGTCTTGCAAGACCTAGCCGAACACATTAAAAAGAACGACGGCAAGATCGACTACGACGTACTGCGCCTAGCGATTGCGTCAGGCCGCGGTATTGGCAAGTCGGCGTTAGTGAGTTGGTTAGTGCTATGGATGATGACCACCCGCATCGGGTCAACGGTCATTGTGAGTGCCAACAGTGAGTCGCAGCTCAGAAGTGTCACTTGGGCCGAGATCACTAAGTGGTCGTCCATGTCAATCAACACCTACTGGTGGGAGATCAGCGCTACCCGCGTGATGCCTGCTAAATGGCTGACCGAGCTAGTCGAGCGTGACCTCAAGAAAGGCACCCGCTACTGGAACTTGGAAGGGCGGCTATGGTCGGCTGAGAATCCCGACGCGTTCGCGGGTGTACACAACTACGACGGGGTAATGGTCGTGTTTGACGAGGCTAGCGGTATTGACGACTCCATCTGGGCGGTGACGTCAGGCTTCTTTACAGAGAATACGCCCAACCGCTTTTGGTGCTGCTTTAGCAACCCACGGCGTAATACGGGCTATTTCTACGAAGCGATCGAGGGTAGCAAGCGTGACTTTTGGCAATCGAGGCAGGTGGATGCGAGAGATGTCGAAGGCACCGACAAGAACGTCTACAACCAGATCATTGAAGAATACGGCGCGGATTCCTACCAAGCGCACGTCGAGGTCTACGGCTCGTTCCCGTCTGAAGGCGACGATCAGTTCATACCGTCAACGCTGGTGGACGAAGCCATGAAACGGGGCAAACATCAAGATGACTCCGCGCCCATCGTGATTGGGGTGGATCCAGCCCGGTTCGGCTCGGACAGTACCGTCATCGCCGTACGGCAAGGGCGCGACATCGTGGAAATCCGCAGGTTCAAGGGCGACGATACGATGGTGGTGGTCGGCCATGTGATTGAGGCGATCGAGCAGTACCAGCCAGCAGTGACTGCCATCGACGAGGGTGGCC